GGTGGCTCCACTGAAGCCAAAGAGTGGATGAACGCCAAGATCAACCGCAACGTGAAGGATGCCAACGAAGAGCGTGAAGGCATTAAGCACGTTGGTGGCATGAAGAAGGGTGGCCGCACCGAAAAGCAAAACGGCGGCGGCATGTCTTCAGGTCGTGGCATTTTGACTAAGGACGGCAAGGACGTTGTTGGTCCTACTTCTATGCCTGCTACTGAAGAGAAGAAGGCTCCTCCGATCCCGCAGCGTCCCCAGCGTGAGCCAGAAAAGGGCATGTCTGGTCAGGAAGCTTCTGAATTTATGAAAGCTCGCAAGTCAGGTGGCCGCGCCAAGAAGGCAGGCGGCGGCGATCTTGAAATGTACGGCAAGGGCGTCTCTGGCGCTGCCGAAATGATGAAGAAGGCTGGTGCCCGCGCAGGTGTTCCCGGCGGCCTTTATGGCGCTGGTTTTACCCGTGCGCAGAAGGGAACTCTGTCTCCTCTCAAGGCGGCTGGCATGAAGAAGGGCGGCGAAGCCAAGCATCCTGATGAGAAGATGGACATTGCTCTCATCAAGAAAATGGTGAAGCCGTCTGCTCGTAAGGGCAAAAATGATGGCGGACGCTCCTTTATTGTGCCTGATGAAATTGCACAGGGCGCAACTAAAGTTGGTGAAGCTACAAGAAATGCGATGTATTCACGGCAGTACCGTGATCACGCTCAAAAAGCCGCTGACGCTAATTATGAACGTGCTTTGTCACGCGGTTCGGATTGGGCACGCAAATCCGATGAAGCGGATATTGCCAATCGGCAAGCTTCCTATGCCCAACGTGAAGCAGACCGTATGGCCGGTGAAACTGGTTACGATCCGGCAGATGCTTTTTCCCGCAAACGTGGCGGCAAAGCTGCTCGTAAAGGCAAAAAAGAAGGCGGTTTCCTCCGCACTCTTGCTGACCGCGTTGTCGGTGATCTTGCATCCGATGAAGCTAAAAAGCTCAAGGACAAGATCATGGAAGGCATTGGCGGCAACATGAAGAAAGGTGGCCGCGCAGCCCGCAAGGAAGGCGGCGGTGTCTTCTCTGGTCCCGGCTATCCCGGCAAAATTCCCGGCGTTGTCCCCGGTGGGCGTGAAGCTCATGCCCGTGGTGGCAAAACCCGTGGCAAGGGCAAGACCAACATCAACATTGTCATTGCAGCTGGCAAACCTGCCGATCAGGGCATGATGGGCGGTATGCCGGGTGGCCCAACTAAGCCTCCGGGCATGGATGGTGGACCGGCAGGAATGCCAATTCCGGTGCCTCCGCCGCAGGCTGCTGGCGCTGCTCCCATGCCAATGCCAATTCCAATGCCGATGCCTGCTGCTGGCGGCGCTCCCGGCCCGATGCCAACGCCTCGTAAGTCTGGTGGACGCCTGACCAAGGTAGCCTCGTCTTATAAGGACATGGAAGCTGGTTCTGGCGGTGGTGAAGGTCGTCTTCAGAAGACTGACATTGCCAAGAAGCACAAGGATGCTCCCGCATTCCGCCGTGGCGGCAAGGCGTATCGTTCTTACAAGGACATGGACGCTGGCGCGGGTTCTGGCATGGGACGCTTGGAAAAGACTGAAATCCAAGCACGCAAAGGATGACTCATGAAGTGCTGAGTGCACTCAGCCAATCGTGAGTTAGGGCGGGGGTGAATCCCCCTTTACCTCCGCCCATTTACATCAGGGGGACCGTTTGAGGGGAGCGGTATGGCAGCACTGACGTATCAAGCGCACTATCAATACGAGCTAAAGAAGCTCATATCGGACGATATAGAACGACGAAAAGACGCACTTGTCACATCAGCCCACATCCAAGGCTTTGATTTTGCAGCTTATCGTCACCAAGTAGGAGTCATAGAGGGCCTAAGACAGGCTTTAGAGCTATGTGATGAAGTGGAATCCATAATCAATGGAAGTGAAAGGGGGTAACTATGCCTTTTATGATGATGCAGCATGAAGATGACCCAGCTAAGCCCTTGGTGGACCAAGCTGGTGATTTGTCAAAGGTGGAAGTATTCAATAATCAGCTGCTAGTTGCTGTTTATGTGCGTCCGCAGAAGACGAAGAGCGGTATTTATCTGACAGATAAGACCACTGAAGAGGATCGGTACCAATCTAAAGTTGGCTTGGTGCTGAAGAAGGGCCAATCAGCTTTTAATGACACGACCGGCGAGTGGTTCAACGGCGTTGACATCAATGAGGGTGATTGGATTGTGTTCCGTCCGTCTGACGGCTGGAGCATTGTGGTAAACGGCCAACTTTGCCGCATGATTGATGATGTCAACGTGCGGGGCCGCATCGACCACCCTGATCGTGTATGGTGATAGGAGAGTAATATGTCTGGCACGGAAGAACAGATTGAAATTGACCTTGGCGATATGCCAAAGGTTGAGCAACCTAGAGCAGAAGAGCCGCAGATTGAAATTGTAGATGAGCCGGTAACGTCTGAAGCGCAGGCTCAACCTGAAGAAGACCCTAAAAACGTCGAAAATGCCCTGAAAAAGCTTAATCGTAAGCTGGAACAGGAGAAAGAAGCCCGTCTTGAGGCTGAACGCCGCGCCAAGGAATTGGAGCAGCAGGCTCAGATTGCCATGAACAAGGCATCGGAAAGCGATTTCCACCTTGTGACAAGCGCCATTGACCGGCTGAACCTTGACCAAGACATGCTCAAGGCTCAATTGCGGGACTCCATGGCGATTGGCGACTTCGACAAAGCGGCTGAAATTCAAGCTGCCATGGTTGCCAACACGACCAACCTCAAGCAGTTGGAGCGTGGGCTTGAGGAAATGAAAAATGCGCCGCGTCAGCCGGTGCAGCCAATGCAAAAGAATACGGTGACGGTTGATGACCTGATTGACCGCGTTACGCCGCGTTCTGCTGAGTGGTTGCGCCGCAACAAAGAGGCGCTTCCTGATGAGCGTAGCATCCGTATTATGGGCCGCGCCCATGAAGATGCGGTTGATTTGGGTATTGTGCCTGAATCTGATGACTATTTCCGCTTTGTTGAGCAACGTCTTGGCATTGGAGAGAAGAAAAATAACGATTATCAGGAGTATGATGCCATGTCGGATGCGGCAAAACCGGTGAAAAGCCGTCAATCTCCGCCATCAGCGCCTGTTTCTCGTCAGCCAATTGATGCGCCGTCTCGTCCCGGCGTCATTAGATTGACTGCGGCAGAGGTGGAAGCTGCTAAAATCAGCGGAATTAGCCCCGCAGAGTACTACAAACTGAAAATGCAGGACCGTAATCGGAACTAAGGAGCTAAATCATGGAAAATACAGCACAAAACGGCCAAAAGCGCCGTGGTCGCCCCCCGGCTAAGGCAAAAGAAGTGCTTGCAGCCGCACCAGAACTGCCGATTGACCAGCCAAATGTCATTGATCGTGGTTCTATGAGGCCAAACATGCGTGAAGATGACCCCCGTGTAGCGGCAGCCCGCCGCGCAGCTGAAATCCGTGCCAATCAGGTCAATGACGATGGCGTGGACGAGTTTAAGCTGCCTCCGGCCCCAGATGGTTGGACCTATGAGTGGAAAGCCAAGTCTATTCTTGGTCAGGTTAACCATGCCCACATGACGGAATTGTACCGTCAGGGCTGGGAAGAAGTGCCCACGACTCGTCATCCTGAAGAAATGCCACTTCAGGGCAATCATCCGGTTATTGAGCGTAAGGGCATGGTCCTTATGCAGCGCCCGACCGTGATTGTTGAAGAAGCACGTTATCAGCAGCTTCTCCGCGCCAGAAATCAGGTCCGATTTAAGGAAGAACAGCTCAATGGACCGCCGGAAGGTGGCCTTGGACATCGTGACCATGCTCAAGTTAAGCCTAAAATTAACAAGGGCTATGAGCCAATTCCGGTGCCAAAAGAATAAATGGCATTTAATAAGGGGCTGCCAAATGGCGGCCCCTTTACTTTTGACAATTTGCCAAGTAATTTGTTGTCAAGGTCTTATTGACCTCCCCTCCCCCGGCGTGGAGGGTTTAACTCCCCCCGTTCCTAGTGCCCCCGGTGTGGCATGATGGGACTTCCTGAAAAGGAGGCACCGTCATGGCGAATACAAACGCGCCTTTCGGTTTTTCTCAGTACTCAGGCAACGGTTCGGCTCCGACCTATGAACAGGTCCCCGTCCAGATCGCCTACAACGCTTCTGCCATTTACTACGGTGACCCTGTAGAGCCCGACGCTAACGGTCAGGTTGTGCGCGGTGACGGCACGACTGCCGCTGCTGGCATTGCTGGCATTTTCGTCGGTTGCAAGTACCTCTCGGTTTCGCAGAAGCGCACCGTGTGGTCGAACTACTGGCCCGGTTCGGATGTTGCTTCCAACCAGACGGTTGAAGGCTACATCATCAACGATCCGAACGCCAAGTTTGTCGTTCAGTCTGGATCGACGGGTGCAACCCAGTCCACTGTCAACCTCAATGTCGGCTACGACATCGGTACTGGCAACGCTTCAAACGGCCTGTCTGGCGCGTTCATTGACGTTGCTAACGCTGCTGTTACGACGACTTTCCCCTTCCGTGTTGTTGGTCTCCTCACTGCCCCTCCGGGTTCGGCTGGCACTGAGGCTGGCGCGTATAACCGCGTCATCGTTGCGTTTAACAACGTGACGACCAAGAACGCCACGGGCATCTAAAAGGAGTAAGGGACCATGGCAGTTAATCTTTCAGCCATTAAAGACCTTCTCCTCCCCGGCCTCCGTGGGGTTGAAGGCAAGTACGAGATGATCCCATCTCAGTACGACAAAATCTTCACCAAGCATGAATCGCGCATGGCTCTGGAACGCACCGCTGAGATGCGCTTCCTTGGTCTCGCCCAGCTCAAGACCGAAGGCGGCCAGACCGCTTTTGATAACAATGCTGGCGAGCGTTATGTGTACAACCAAGAGCATACTGAAATTGCTCTGGGTTATGCCATCACGCGCAAGGCGATTGATGACAACCTCTATAAGACCCAGTTTGCTCCGTCGAACCTCGGCCTTATTGAGTCCTTCCAGCAGACGAAGGAAATCTACGGCGCTAACATCCTCAACACCTCCACGACCTACAATGCGTCGATTGGCGGTGACGGTAAGGCGCTTGTGGCTTCCGACCATCCGATTGATGGTGGCACTGTCAGCAACTATGCGACCAGTGAACTCAACGAGTCCACACTGCTCAACAGCATGATTGCTGTCCGTACTAACTTCAAGGATCAGGCTGGCCTCAAGGTGTTTGCACGTGCGCGTAAGCTCATCGTGCCTCCGCAGCTTGAGCCGACTGCAATTCGTCTGACGAAGACTGAACTGCGTCCGGGCACGGCAGACAATGATGTCAATGCCATTATGATGACCTCCGGCGGCTTGCCTGAGTCCTACATGGTCAACGACTTCTTGACCTCTGCCACGGCTTGGTTCCTGCTGACAAACATTGACGGTCTTTCCTACATGGAGCGTGTCAAGTTTGAAACAGATATGCAGGTAGATTTTGTCACGGATAACCTGCTGGTTAAGGGCTATGAGCGTTACAGCTTTGGCTACTACAACTGGCGTGCTATCTACGGCAGCATTCCCTCGTAAGTTATTGAAGGCGGGGCATAAAATCCCCGCCTTTCATCTGGGGTAATAGATCATACTGACCGCCCCAGCGGACTCTGCACAGACAGTATGATCGCATCGTGCAGGAGGCCCTTATGGGTACGACTACATTTACTGGCCCCATCAAGGCTGGCAGCGTTCTTAATACGACCGGCACAACGCCCGGTACGGTTAAGAATGTCGGCTTCGTTGAGATGGCACAGACTGCTGCTATCACTCAAGCAGATACGGCAACTGCGTATGACACTGGCATTTGTATTCCCGCCAACAGCCATATCTTGAATGTTCAGTTCTTGGTAGAAACTGCGTGGGATGGTGCTGCCGCTACGATCAGCATTGGCACAAGCGTAACGTCTGATGAACTTGTCTCGGCGCAGAGCCTTGGCACCGTTGGTTTGGCATCTGCTGGACCGGGTACTAGCGCAACCCGCGTAGGGAATTGGTCTGATGTCGGTACGACTGATGTGATCATTTATGCTCTTTCCGCAAATACGGGAGCGGGTGTTGGTGATCTGATCGTTCGTTATCTCCAAGCTGAGAACGCTTAAAGCCATAGGAGGCTCACATGAAAGGTCGTAGCAAGCGTGCAAGCGGTGGTGTCAATCAGGCAGCTCAGGATGCTGCTCAGAAGAACCTCCGTTATACCTATCAGTCGAACGTCAATGAGGAAGCCGAAGAGCGTAAGCGCGGCGGCAAGACCATGGGCAAGATGAAGGGTGACAAGGCAAAGGCCAAGATGGGCCGTATGCCCCGCAAGTCTGGCGGTCGTGCAGGTTCGAACATGAACCCGCTGTCGTCTGCGGCTAAGGGCACTCCGGCTCCCGGTCGTAACGTGTCTGGTAGCCTGACCTAATAAGGGGTCCCCTCCCTGCTCTTGCGATGGCTATCAGGGCGGGGGCCTTTGCGCCCCCGCTTCTATTAGGAGGGTATCATGGCGCGTACACCTGCATGGCAAAGATCAGAAGGCAAAAACCCAGAAGGCGGGCTAAATGCTAAGGGCCGCGCCAGTGCTAAGGCTGAAGGTCATAACCTCAAGCCGCCCGTGTCGCGTGAACAGGCTAAGAAGTCTGATGCTGATGCCTCCCGCCGCAAATCTTTTTGTGAGCGGATGACTGGCATGAAGCGCAAGCTTACGGGTTCTGCCACGGCGGCTGATCCCAATAGCCGTATCAACAAAGCTCTCCGTAAGTGGGATTGCTGACATGGCATCCAAGCCTCAAAACTCAGGTCTTTGGGGTCGTGCTAAAGCGGCGGCCAGAGCAAAATTTGACGTTTATCCGTCAGCCTACGCCAATGCTTGGGCCTCTAAATGGTACAAACAACATGGCGGTAAATGGTCTGGCGAGGATAACCGCGTTAAAAAAGCCAGTGGCGGCGGCCTTGGAAAATGGTTTGCTGAAGACTGGAAAGATGTAAAAACCGGCAAGGATTGTGGTAGAATACCCGGTGAAAAGGGCAAGCGTCCTTATCCTGCATGTCGGCCTGCTGCTGCGGCGTCAGCGATGACAAAAGAGCAAAAGGCGTCGATGGCAAGGAAAAAGACTGGTCCTGCCCGTAAGTCATGGCCCGTTTCGCCATCAGGTGCGAAGAAGGAAAGCTGAAATGCAGTACCGCACAATCTCTCTGACTGACGAAGGCCGTAGCGCCATCATCACCGTTGATGATTTTCAGACCCCATTTAACCTCGGTCTTGCTGCCAACATCACAGCGGGAACGCCTACCTTCAGCATTCAGTATTCATTGGATGATCCGCTGGCTGCTGGTTATGACAAAGACACAGCTCTTTGGTTCAATGGCACAGGGCTGTCTGGTGTGTCTGCTGACACAGCGGTTGGCATGACAATTCCATGCCGTGCCATTTGCATTTACATGGCAACTGGTCAGACCGGCACTGTTGAATTGAAGTGCGTCCAAGCTGGACCCGCAGCGTAATAGGTGACCGATGGCAACCAGCGGTACTTACACATTCAATCCCGGTCTTGGTGAGTTGACGCTTTATGCGTACAACCTGATTGGTGTGCGTAATACCGCTGTTCTGCAAGAACACATGGAGGCCGCCCGTATGGCGACCAACATGATGTTGGCGCGGTGGTCCAACCAAGGTGTCAATCTGTGGGCGGTTGATCTTATTACTGTGCCATTGGTACAGGGGCAGCAAACATATAGCGTTGATGCCAATACGGTGATGATCCTTGATGCCTACATGGAAATTGACAACGGTGGCGGACAGCCGATTGACCGCATCATCATGCCAATCAGCCGCACTGAATATGCCAGCTATCCTAACAAGGAGCAGCAAGGGTTTACGACAACTTATTGGTTTGACAGGTTGTTGAACCCTACGATCACGCTTTGGCCCGTGCCAGATGGCGTATCAGCTCAAAATCTGAAGTATTATCGTGTCCGTAGGTTGCAGGACTCTAATCTGCAAAATGGTGAGCAGGTGGAGATTCCCTACCTGTGGTTGGAGGCGTTTGCTTATGGGTTGGCATATCGTTTGGCTCAGATTTGGGCTCCTGCGATTGCTCAGACCATTAAGCCAATGGCAGATGAATCGTATCAGATCGCGGCGGATCAGAATGTTGAGTACGCGCAACAATACATCTCGCCGCAGATAGCTGGCTATTACAGATGAGGTGATCCATGGGGTACGCCTCACAAGCCGGACGCGCAAGGACAGACTCACGCAACCCGCAGGCACATGCAATATGTGATCGTTGTGGGTTTAGGTACAATCATGTCAATCTGCGGTGGCAATATGATTGGCGCGGGACATCTTTGCAGAACATTCGTCTGCTTGTTTGTGGTGATTGTTATGATGAGCCTCAACAACAGCTGAGGGCAATCATTGTCCCGGCTGATCCAATTCCAGTTCAGAACCCGCGTATTCAGGATTTTGTTACAGCGGAAACAAACACACGCGCTACGTCAGGGCAAAATACGGTCGATCCAACGACCAACATTCCTGTCATCAATGGCGATACGCGCATCACTCAGGACGATCAGGTCCGTGTTACGCAGCAGACTGGTGAGCCTCCGGGCGGGTTGGATCAAACCCCCGGTGTCAATAACTCTGTTCCTGCCGATATTGGTGGAACAGACCCCGGACTGCCGTATAATATGGACCAAATTCCAAGGACGGGTCCGCTAGATGGCAACTAACATCCAGATTCCCAACCTACCGGTTGCTACATCACTCAGCGGCAATGAACAGCTTGAGATTGTTCAGGCTGGCGTATCTCGTCGCACAACTACTAGCGCGGTTGCTGGCTTGCAGGCTGGTCCGACTGGCCCAACGGGAACGCCCGGTGCGACTGG